AAACCTAAACTTTTTAAGACCTTTATTTACCACGTCCGACGACTTACAATTCGTAATGGAGCAGTCTCCGTAGAGCAATAAATAGACATATACATCGTATATTATATATTCATACTAATTTTTTGTTTATTTTCAAATTTATATACTATCTAACCTTGTATATAATTATGAGTAGTGCGACATCCCGATACCTTGAGATAAGACCCAACAACATTCCGAGTGATGGACGCATATCGTTCAAAAATGGATTTCCTATGTTATCATTCACGATCGCTTCGCAGAATGGATTACTTGACCCATCAACCATCCGTATTGTCGGAGACATGCGTATCTTTAAGGATAACCTTGCCAACCCGACGCCTGTTGTCGCGGGTGATAACCCGAAAATAACTATGGATAATCGTCTGGGTGTATTCGCCCTGTGGGAGCAACTGACGATCCGTCATTCAAAATCAAAGATGGTCTGCGAGCAGATTCGTCATTATAATCGTTATATGTCTAGTTATCTCGGCGTGACATCATCTAAACAAGACCTTGTGGGTCATCTCGGTGAAACTGCCTTGTGTATGCCTAACCCTAAAGCGTTTGTTGATACGGTTGTTGTCAATACTGCTGGGGGGACTCAAAAGAAAGAGTTTAGTTGTCATCTGCCGAGTGGTTTCCTGAGCGGTGGTAATCACATCAACCTTATGGAGACTGCGTTCGGTGGTCTTGAAATTGAAATTATGCTCGCCCCTGATAGTAATGTGTTGTTTTCGGAGACTGAAGTCTTGACTGGTCTTGAAGAAGCACATTATCAACTCCGTGATTTGAAACTGACTTGTGAAGTCGGTGATATCAAACCTGAAGATATGGCGATGATGTCATCGCAGACCACTGGGTCTCTTGAGTATAATACCATCACGGGTCTCTATACTTCTGTCAATACTAACAACGCTCAGATCCAGTATGATGTCGCCTTACGCCAACTCCAATCTGCTTTCTTGACATTCTGCCCGTCTAATCATATCAACACTCTCGCTCAAAACGGTCTCGCAACAACATACCCAGCATCAACTGGTAATGTACTCGGTCATTTCACTCGCGTTCAGTTTTTACGCGGGGGTCAAAAATATCCAGCAGACTTTGATTATGTAACCAATATCTCCTTTGATGGTAATGTCAGCACCGTTGACTCCCAACTCGCACGTCTTCAACTTGAAAGCATAATCCCTGAATATCAACTTGATCGCACATCCGCTTCACCTGTCAATCTTAATCGTAATTACGATCTCTCGGGCGTGGGCACGGGAGCGACATCATACAAAGTTCAACCCGATGGTGGCGCCTTGTTCGCCATCGGCGTAAGATACTCACAATTCAACAGCGGTCAAGACTTTAGTCGCGAGCAGTTCGGTGTCAGTTTAGAGTCCAACCTTGCGGGCGATTCACCCCAGTCAGTCTTCCTTTTCTTGAAGGCACGGGCAACCCTGATGTATAGTCCCACTGGCGTCCAAGTCATCCAGTAGATTATTATTACCTACGATTATTTTAATATTTTTTTACTCTATAAATATACTATATGTATATTTATAACTATGGACGGCGATTCTCAAACCCAGACTGATGTGAATCCAAGTGCGTCAGCACAAGTGACTGTTTCTGGTGGTATTCCAGATTTTATCCGACTAGACCAGATCCCCGTGAATTATATTCAGCAGGTTGAAACTGACCTGCTTGAACCTGTAGTCAATAACGATCCCACGCTCGGTGATGGTTTCTGTAGATTTCAATTACAGCGTAAAGGTTTTCTTCACTCGCATTCTAAACTCTTTTTAAGTCTTGTCCCTGCTGGGACAAACGCAGAAGCGATGCCCCCTGTGAATGTGGGTATTGGATCTGTTATTAAAAAGGCGGTGTTGAAGGTCGGTAATCAGGTCATCAACGAGATCGGTGACTGGCAACATCTTCACGCGGTCAAGTCATCGTTGATTGCGAATGAATTAAACAAGGAGCGCGAGCAGTATCTCACGGGTCGCTCGTTGTGTCATAAGTTTAAATATGACAAGACTGGAGACCTTGCGGGTCGGCAAGCAGATGGTATTATCCTTGATAATGGTGTTGAAGAAGGCGGTCGTCTCACCGCCAACAACACCAGTCCTGTGGATGCCTTAGTGATGGATGGCACTTCGGCAGTGACAATCGCCGAGTCTCCATCTTACGCGGTTGACCTTTCGGATCTCTTCCCTTTCTTGAAGGTACATCAACTCCCCTTGTATATGATAGAGCAACCTGTAACTATTGAATTGACATGGGCGCCACAGATTTCTTCGCGGGCGATTGTATCATCGGACGGCAACGGCGGTCTCCCCTACGCACTTGATCCGAATGAAACTAAATTTATGGCGGATTATATCTTCTATGGATCGGGTGATGAAATGGAGCAGTATCGTCAAGCGAACCAAGATATGACATTCTCATTTGTAGATTATCGCCTGAACGCAGCGACTATCCCCGATATGAGCGGAGCGGGTGGCACGACGATTATTAGAAATCTCGGTATGGCAAACCGAATGGTAACCCGTGTGGTAACTGTTTTCTCACAGCAGTCAACGGCATCGGGTCAGTTAGCGGGTGCTTTCAGTAGTAAAGCACCTGTAAGGGCGGTTGATGGATCGGTCGGTGTATTCAAATATAATGTCAGATATAATGATAGATTTGAATTCGCCAGCGATGTTGAAAACACGGCGCGTCTCTTTTCTCTTCTCACGGACGCAGAAAGTGTCCCTTTTGTGACGCGTGAAGAGTTTAGTAACGCGGGCGCTCTATTTGTTGCTGGATCTACTATGATCGGTCGCTCTCAACCCCTTCTCGGCGGTGAATTCTTCTATAACAGCACACGACTGACGGGTGGACGCGTGGGTCATCGGGGTATTGAATTACACATCACGGGACAGATGCCTGCGACGGCAATCACCCTACGATCGTATTGTGAATATCTTCGTGTTGCTCGCCTACGCAACGGTAAATTTGAATTATTCAACGCGTAAATATAATATACATAATGTATATTATGAGAGAAGTTCAAAGATATAAAGCAGATAGTAAATATGGTAAAATCGGTGAATTGAAAACGCCTGAGATACGACGAATGATACGAGCACATAACAAGTTGATGGCGATCCACATACCACCGAAATCGTCTCGTGCCTACATAATGAAACTCATAAAAGATAATGGATACACTCTAGACCACAAGAAGGCACAATTGACACCTAGTAAGACACTCAAGAAACCAAAGACAAGAAAGACAATTACTTTAGAAAGTGCGAATAAAATGTTTCCACGAAAATAATATACATAGTGTATATTATGGCATACGGAGATACAACATCATCAACAGAGAAAAAGAAACCAGTTCAAAAAAAACTGACACCATCACAAAACAAAAAATTACAAGAGCATAAACAACATCACTCACCTAAACATATGGCGATGATGAGACGCTTGATGCGTCAAGGATCGTCATTTTCACAAGCGCACAAGATGGCACAGAAATCAGTCGGTAAATAACTACGGGTTATTTCATTTACGCCTTCTGCTTAATATAGATAGCATTCTCCGTGCCTACACTATGACCTAATATTTTCGCATGCTTTTCTTGCTCTAATTTAGCGTCAAGAAATTTATCACTCGTAACAATCTTTCGTATCATCGTGGTTGAAATACTCTTACCCATATATTGCTGACTATATTTGATGAGTAGTTGAGAAAGATAATTTGAAGTGATGGGGAAGAGTACATCACCGATCTTGAATTTGTTTTTACGGATATAACCTGAGATGATGCCGTTGAGTGTTTCACTCTCAATCGGGATTTGATTTTCACCATAATTTTTACTCGTCTTATATACATTATCAATAATGATATACGATCCGTCATTTGACACTAACCAGTTTCTCACCTGTTTATCTTCAGTCGTGAGTTTATTATATCCCCGCTTACTGGTGAGTGTCATACCTGCCAAGTCATTACGAAGGGGATATCTTACAAGTATTTCAAACAATACATAAACCATCCGTATATTCACATCACCCTTGCGTTCTTCATAGAGTATGTTGCGTTTCATAGATGCGATGAATTCTTGTAGTTCATCAATAGTAACAAAGTTCGGTTCTTGTTTCTGTGAGATAATACCAGTCTTTTGTTCTTGAGTATATCTTGTGTTGAGTTCATCACGCCACGCTTCATATTGAGTGATAGTCTCTTTCAAATCACCTTCAATATCTATCGCAAGGAGAAAGGTAGAAACGGCGTTATAAGTATTTCTTTGACTTGTAAAATGAAGATGATTGACAAGTGATTTCACCATCTCGGGATATCTTAGAAATTCAAGAGTGGTTTCATTACTCGCTTTCATCAACTTGCGTATCTGTGCCCAGTATGAATTTAAGGTGCTCGCCTTGAGATGTGGTCTAAAATCACTTATCGCTTCACGCACAAACGCTCCCATCATATCCATTTCTTTTTTTGTCATACCCATTTTAGTCTATAGATATGATTAGATAATAATGTTTAAATCAAATTTATACACTATCAAATTTATACACTATCAAATTTAATACAACTTGAAATCTTGAAACGGGACACACGCTTCATTAAATACATTCACTAACTCTTGTGGTTGCCATCCGTGTCCGCGTCTGCGATCCATTTCACGACGACTGAAATAAAAACAAGGGATATCATCATCATCAAACTGATCGGCAAACTCCCATATGTAAGGCACATTATTACAAGTCCATATGATAAAGCATCTGGCAAATGGATTCTCTTTCTTGATTTCTAGATATCTATCATACTTGACTTTATCAAAAAATAGACTATCAAATCTACCGAAATCTATGTTGCGTTCTTTGTGTTCTACATAAAAATGTTTCTTAGTATTGACCCAGTCAAAATTATAATACTGAGTTGTTTTTGTAAGCGATCCGAATACCTTTTCAAAATCTTGTACCCTTTCTGTTTCTTTTTGAAGTCCGTGTTTTAAATCTTTGTTGAGTGTGTTTTTCGGTTGTGCGGACATTATCTTGTATAACCTTAGAAATATCTTTTTTCTGCGTTTTAACCGCATCCGTATCATACAAGTTGAATTTATCCTTGATGATGAGTATTTCTAGATCGTCGGGTGTCGTCTTGAATTTATCAACAAGCATGAAGGTGGTTGCCAATGCGGAGATATCATCGGGAGATTTATCACGCTCAACTGCGAGTTTTCTAAATGCTTTTGTAAAGACTTCTTTTTGATATTTCAAGGATAAACCTTTTTGACATCCGTGTCTAAACAAGGGTTCAGAG